TATAACCATGTAAATGGTCCTTTTGCTGAAAAGAACAGGTTCGACAAAAGGCCAATGTTAGGTGTTCCACCAATAAGGAACATGTAATACAATGAGGTTATATGCTACAAAAAATAGGTTTTGCACCTGGAATCAATAAACAAGTTACGGCTACTGGAGCAGAGTCACAGTGGATTGATTGTGATAATGTTAGATTTAGATATGGCACACCTGAAAAAATAGGTGGTTGGAAGCAACTTGGTGACGACAAATTAACAGGAGCTGGAAGAGGTCTTCATCATTTTGTAAATAGTAAGGCTAGAAAATACGCAATCATAGGAACAAACAGAATTTTATATGCGTACTCCGGCGGTGTATTTTATGATATACATCCTATTAAATCTACAACAACTCTTACAAGTGCATTCACTACGACCAATGGATCACCAACTGTTACTATAACTTTTTCTAGTCCACACAATATTGGAGAACAAGATATTCTGCTTTTAGATAGTTTTAGTTCTATCACTAATTCTAATTTTGCAGCTTCAGATTTTGATGATAAAAAATTTATGGTTACGACTGTTCCAACAAGCACGACTATAACAATTACAATGCCGTCAAACGAATCAGGATCTGGTGCAACAACATCGGGTGGTATTAGAGTACAACACTATTATCCTGTAGGACCAGCTGTGCAAGCAAAAGGTTTTGGTTGGTCATTAGGATCATGGGGTGGTGAAGAAGCAGGAGTGCCAACAACAACACTAACTAACGGTATTAACGATACTGTAACCACAGGAATTATATTAGGTGATGTATCACAATTTCCAGATAGTGGTACAAACTTTATAAAAATAGATAATGAAGAAATATCTTATACAGGTATATCAGGTAACGAACTTACAGGTGTAACTAGAGAAGTTAGGGGTACAACAAAAGCTGCACATAGTGGTGGAGCAACCGTTACAAGTTCAACTAACTTTGTAGCATGGGGTGAAGCAGCATCAGGAGATTTAGTATTAGAACCTGGTATGTGGTCCATAGATAATTTTGGTGATAAAGCTATCTGTCTTATTCATGACAGTGCAGTATTCGAATGGAATTCTGCAGCGGCAAATGCAGAAAACATTAGAGCCTCAATTATATCTGGTGCACCGACTGCATCAAGACATATGGTTGTGTCAACACCTGATAGACACTTAGTATTTTATGGAACAGAAACAACAATTGGGGATACATCTACACAAGATGATATGTTTATTAGATTCTCGGATCAAGAAGATATAAACACTTATACACCTACAGCAACCAATACAGCTGGCACACAGAGACTGGCCGAC